GTTAGTTACCTTTCGTACGATGAGTACAAAAAAGTCTGTGGAGTGATCCGGGGTCTTAACTACGCAGATCATGTGATTGAGGACCTCGTGCGAAAGGTAACTAACGATGAGTGAATTTGATGTGGCTGCCGTAGACCTCTCCGGTATTCTGAATAAGAGTGCAGAGGAGAAGGCCAAACAGCTTCCTGACCCGAAGACGTATCACATGCTGTGTGTCGTTCCTGAGGCGATGGAGGAGTATGCGGACAGTGAAGTTGGTCTGCTTAAGGATTCCAAGACCATGCACTACGAGGAGGTTCTGACCCCCGTGTTGTTTGTGGTCAAGCTCGGTCCTGACTGCTATCAGGACAAAACCCGGTTCCCTACTGGACCGTCGTGCAAACAGGGTGACTTTGTCATCGTCCGCCCCAATTCAGGCACCCGCTTGAAGATTCATGGCCGAGAGTTCCGTATCATCAATGATGAGTCGGTCGAAGCCGTTGTGGAAGACCCGCGTGGGATTACCCGCGCTGCGTAAGGAGTGATGTATGGCAACGCAACAATTTGAAGATTTTGAGTTCCCTGATGAAGCGGAGCAAAAGCCAAGGTTTAAAGCCGACGATTCCGACGTAAAAGTTGAGATCGAAGACGATACCCCTCCGGCAGATCGTGGGCGTAAGCCCATGCGCGAGCCGGTGGAGGACCCCACGGACGACGAATTGGCGTCTTACGACGAGAAAGTCCAGTCCCGGATCAAGAAGTTCACCCGTGGGTACCACGACGAACGTCGGGCCAAAGAGGAAGCTCTACGCGAGCGCGAGGCTGCGGAGCAGTTTGCCAAGCAGGTGTATGAAGAGAACAAACGCCTGAAAGAGCAGCTTTCCACTGGTAGCAAGGCGTATATTGAGACGTCTAAAAGCGCTATCGAAGCCAAGGTAGCTACCGCCAAGAAAAAACTTAAAGAGGCTTTTGAGGCAGGCGATGCTGAAGCCCTAGCGGAAGCTCAAGCTGAGATTGCCGAAGCTACGGCGGAGGCGCGAGAAATTCAGCGCATGAAGCCGATTGAGGTCGAAGAGGATGAAGAGTTTAAGCCTGCTTCGTCTCAGTCTGCGGCCCCCAAAATGACCCCCCGCATGCAGAAATGGTATGACTCTAACTCTGATTGGTGGGGAAAAGACGAAGAGATGACGATGGCTGCAATGGGTATTGACAAGAAGTTGCAGCGCGAGTATGGTGCGAACTATGTTGGTACGGAAGAGTACTTTCAAACCGTTGACCGTACTATGCGAAAAAGATTTCCTGAGTTTTTTGAATCTCAGAGCCAAGAGGAAGATGACCCGCCTCCAAAAAAGAGGTCAGCCCCGGTAGAGGAGGAAGAACCTCCACGCCGTGCTACAAAATCAGCCGCTGTGGTAGCTCCGGCTTCCCGCAGTTCGTCGCCTAGTCGTATTCGGCTAAAGGCATCCGAAGCGAACATTGCTCGTCGCCTTGGGGTTCCTTTGGAACATTACGCTAAACAGGTTGCTTTACTTAACAGAGGTGAATGATGGATCAGCAAGCTCAAACGCCAGCGGCGCCTGCGTCGCGACATAATCGAATTAGCCGGGAGCTAGAATCCCGCACGGCCACTATGCGCCCTCAAGCATGGCGAGCCCCGGAAATTCTTCCCCAACCGGATGATCGTCCGGGCTGGAAGCATCGGTATATTCGGTTGAGTACCTTGGGCACTGCCGATCCCGGCAACATCTCTAGTAAGTTGCGTGAAGGATACGAGCCCTGCAAAGCAGAGGAATATCCTGAACTCATGATGCACGCCGCTACTGAGGGCCGCTTCAAAGGCGGTATCGAGGTTGGTGGTCTGTTGCTCTGTCGTATTCCAACTGAGTTTCTGGAGCAGCGTATGCAACATTACGAACGCCAGAACAAAGCCCAGATTGATTCGGTGGACAACAGTTTCCTTCGTGAAAATGATCCTCGGATGCAGAAATTCACTGAACGAAGCTCCAAGGTCACTTTCGGTTCTGGTTCTTAAATTTAGGAGTCTTAAATGGCTTATCCCACCGTTGACAAGCCGTATGGCTTGAAGCCGATCAATTTGATCGGTGGTCAGGTGTTCGCCGGACAAACTCGCCAGTATCAGATCGACCCCGCTGGGTTCGCTGGTAACATCTTTTATGGAGATGTGGTGAAGATTGTTTCGACGGGCTACATCGAGAAAGACCTTGGCGAAGCAACCGCTACGCCTGTTGGTATCTTTCAGGGCTGCTCTTACGTTAACGCGCAAGGTCAGACCATCTTTGCTCAGTACTACCCCACCGGGTACGCTGCGCCCACCGGCACTTACATCACTGCATATGTGCAGGATGACCCGGATGTCCTGTTCAAGGCCGTTCTGGTTGCTGGTCAAACCGAAGGTGGCAACGGCTTGACGCCGACCTACCTGAGCCGTAGTGTGATTGGCACGAACGCTGAACTGGTGCAAAACGCTGGCTTGACCTCTACCGGCGACAGCCGTATTGGTCTGTATGCCACGACCAGCGCCACGACCGCATCGTTGCCCATTCGCATCATCGACGTTGTGCCCGACACTGCAAACTCGTCTGGCAACTTCGTCGAGGTGATTTGCAAGTTCAATGCACCGTATGTTGTGTCTACCTCCACCTCCAGTGGCGGCATCACCACGACTACGACCAGCGTTGTGACCGGCGGTCATCAGTACCTCAACCCCGTTGGCGTCTAATCGAAGGAGTAATTAATCATGGCTATTTCACGCGCACAACTGCTGAAAGAGCTGCTCCCCGGTCTGAACGCCCTGTTCGGTATGGAGTACGCTCGCTACGGCGAAGAGCACAAGGAAATCTACGAAACCGAGACTTCTGAGCGTTCGTTTGAAGAGGAAACCAAGCTGTCTGGCTTCTCCGCCGCTCCGGTGAAGAACGAGGGCAGTGCGATTGCCTATGACAACGCGCAAGAGGCTTGGAGCACCCGCTATACGCACGAAACCATTGCCCTGGGTTTCTCGATCACCGAAGAGGCGATTGAGGACAACCTGTACGACAGCCTGTCTGCTCGTTACACCAAGGCTCTGGCCCGCGCTATGGCGTATACCAAGCAAGTCAAGGCTGCTGCTGTGCTGAACAACGGCTTCTCCAACACCTACCCCGGTGGTGATGGCGTTTCCCTGTTCAATGCAAATCACCCGCTGGTTTCCGGTGGTGTGAACAGCAACACTCCCGGCACCCAAGTTGACCTGAACGAGACTTCCCTGGAAGCCGCCGTTATTCAGATCGCCGCTTGGACCGACGAGCGTGGCCTGCTGATCGCTGCCAAACCCAAGAAGATGATTGTTCCCCCGGCCCTGATGTTCACCGCCAAGCGCCTGCTTGACACCGAACTGCGGGTTGCAACTGCTGATAACGATATCAACGCTATCAAGCAGATGGGCGCAATCCCTGAGGGTTACACGGTCAACCACTTCCTGACTGACCCGAACGCTTGGTTCCTGACCACCGACGTTCCCAACGGCATGAAGCACTTCGTGCGGACCCCGTTGCAAAACTCGATGGACGGTGACTTTGACACCGGCAACGTCCGTTACAAGGCCCGCGAGCGTTATTCGTTCGGCTGGTCTGACCCGCTGGGTATGTGGGGTTCGTCGGGCTCGACCTGATGAAAATCTAGGAAAGGGGCCTTGTGCCCCTTTTCTTTTTCCTGTATATTGGTTACATCCCGGGGTCCCCGGCGTTTCTGACAGTCCCGGCTGACGACATGCAGACAGAGCGCCCTTAATTAACTCGCATGTGAGGATCAAATGGCTAACACCACCTTCAACGGCCCAGTTCGATCACAGAACGGCTTCCAGACTGTCTCCATCAACGCAACCACCGGCGTTGTTACTACCGCCCCTGTTTCTATGGGCGTTTCTGGGATTGTTGCCACCCCGGTTGCTCTGGCTGACGCCAGCGCCACTTTGACCGCCGCAGCCAACGCTGGTGGCATGGTCAATATCGTCCCTAACGGTACGCAGGACAACACCTACACGCTGCCTGCGCCTGTTGCTGGCACTTCGTTTGTGTTTGTGTACGGCGGCGGCGCAGCAGATGCAACCGACTTCATCATCAACACGGGTTCTGACACCAACTACTTCATTGGCGGTGTAGCGTTCCATGACACCGATGATGGCGCAGCTTCTGTCGTGTTCTCTGACGGTAACTCCAATTCCAAGCTGCAAGTGAATGTACCTGCCGCTGCCCAAATTACCGTGATTGCACGGGACGCCACGAACTGGCAAGTGTTTGGCACGGT